TGATCGTATTTTTTGGATTTCTCTGCAGGCAAGATCGACAAACTGTATCTCCGGTTGATTTCAGTGACGATCATTTTTCCGAGGGCACCCGTGTCTGCCACCATTCGGTCAAACTTGTATTCGAAATCCAGCTGCTGAACCTTCCGGGCAATGTCATCAGACGTGAACCCAGTGTGCTTCTCAGTATGGATAAGATAGGTTTCAGGGCATTCATCAGACCATGCCACCACAACAAATGCAGTCGAATCAACGAATCCCAGATCGATCCCCAACGCCCTCTGCCATTGGTAATCGGGTAGCTCATCGACGAGGTTGCGTTTCCTTGAGAATCGATATACCAGGGTGTTTTCATCCCTGGTCCACTCACCAAGATACTCCCGTCGATAGGTGGGATTATCCTCAGACCAGTCATTCTCCTCAATCGCTCTTTCAAGCCATGCCTTAGCCCCTGGAAGATGCGGATTATCAAGGAGGGTCCAGTAGAAACTTTGGAACGGAGAACGGGCCATCTCGCTTTGGTCATAGAAATAACCGCTGCAACTACTGCTGGGCGTCCCACATAACCATAGCTCCCCGTCGTAGTCGAGAAGCGCCGCTTCGATGACGTCAGTAACCAGAGATTCCAGGATAGACGTCTTAATACTTTGGGCCTCATCAATTATCACTCTGCTGTAGGCTGGGCCACGAAATTTTTCAACTTCTCCTGGATCCTGACAACCTCCGAGAATGATCTGACTCCCATTGGGCATCTTCACCGTCAACTGGTTCTCCAGAAACTCCATCCCCAACGCCCAGCTTCGCTCGATCTCCCTCAAGGTCGTCCAAAGGATCCTCCGGGCATTTTTGATCGATAACGTGATGTAGGGAACCAATACCCCAGGCGTCTTAACCGCTGCATCAATCAACCCGATGGCCGCCAGATGAGTCTTCCCTGCACGTCTCGAACACCGTGCAATCCGCTTCTTCGAATCACTTTCGAAAAACTCGAGCTGCTTCGGATGCAAACTCCCAATCAACTGAGACGCAATCAGCTCCAGCTGATGCTGCTTGTCCTTCCTAGCCCTTAACCTTCGGACGGCCTCTTCCGCGAGGCTTCGCTGCTCCTTCGTCCACTGAAGATCCGACCGCCGCGCCCGCTTCTTTGGCTGACCTGCCATCTAACTCCTTTGCAATCTTTGCAGCTTCCGCCGTCTCATAACATGCGACATTCACCTTCGGAATCACCTTGAAGTTCTTCCGGGTGCCGGCCGTGATCGTTACACTCACATTCCCATTGTCCTCAAGCTCCAGATCCGTGTGCTTGTCATCCTTCAACCTCACTGCCATACCATGCAACGGCATCTGAACGCCCTTGATTAAATCAACATTCTCCAGCTTCATAGAAAACTCCGGTAAGGGTTCCACAACCATTTAACTCCAGGCCAGCACTTGAATAAATGCTCCGTTCGATGGCTGACTACAACAGGGCTGTCCTCGATCTGACGCCAACAACCATTGCAACGACGGAATACTTCATCCATTAAACGATTCCCAATCCCCAACCGCCGGAATCCACCCTTCACATAAACGAAATGAAGGACATCCGGCTCGAAACAGATGTAGCCCAGGATTACGTCCAGATCATCCGGGTCACAAGCGCCTAAAAGCGTACATTTGGGAAGCAATTTCTTGAGGGTTATGTCGTGGTAGTAAAGGGATAGGGAGGGGGGTACTGGGGTACGGGCTACCCCCCGCTTGCCGACGTTGGGCTGCCAGATCGAGTCCCGTGCCACCGCCCTGGTCCAGCTGTCGTAGATGAACCCGAGCTCCCGCCCATGGCCACCTGGATCCAGCTCCCGGAAAGTGATCGATTCCTGTGGCTCCAGGTATTTAACCTGCGAGTACGACTCGGGATCCGTTGCAATCACTGGGTTTGTGAGCATCAGCCTCGAATGTCTATGCGTTATCTATGCGTTCAGGGGCATATCCAGCATATATACCGGATATAGGAAGATAGGTAGGGGTAGCGACCTCGTTACACGGTACAGGTTCACGGTATATTTTGATGACACACCTGTAAACCGTTGCAAACACTACCGATGTGACTGACGCTATATCATTCATACCGAATCCCCCGGTGCTTCAAGCACTCCGGAAAGGGCATTCGATAGCGCTGCATCCTGGCGGATCTCTTCGAGCAGCTGCGTGTCACTGAGACGCCCCAGGTTCACGTTGACCAGGGGCTGCTGGCGCTCAGACCATGACTCGGGGGAAAGGTTTTTGAGGGCGAAGATCTGGGCCTGGACGGAACCCTGGCTGGAGGACTCCAGGAGGGAGCGAGACAAGGCCCCTACGCTCTTTGCGCGTCCGCGCGTAATGGCTTCTTGGATCTCTGGATGATCCTGTTTCTTGGTGCTGAATGTAGTGGGTGCAATGTCTAGGATGGCAGCAATCTGTTCCTGGGTCAGACCGAGACCTGCCTGGTGTTCGATCCTGTTGAGGATCTGTTTCGTGACCTTGAATGGTACTCCGTTTGGCATATCCTTCCCTGGAATTCGGCGGAGATGTTACTGAGAATTAATCTCAGCTGTCAAGCTTTTCTTCTTCGTGAACGTATTTACCCTCGAGGAATTCATCGAGCCATTCTTCCCGAAACAAAATAAACTTCGCAGGTTTCGAGGAACGAATCAGGGGGACGGGATTAGGTTTCGTATAATCTCGTAGGGTTCTTGGAGTGATGGAGTACCCTTTCCGTTCGAGCATGATACAGGCCTCCGGTATTTTGAGCCATCTTTCCATATTAATCCTTGAATAATTCGATTACGTCGTTGTAGTGAATTCCTGACTGCCAGGAAGCCGTGATATCATCCTGTGAGAAATTTCCCTGTTCGAATGCCTGAGCACATTTCGATTTGATGATCTGAGAATAAAAGCTATGATCCGAGCATCCGCGTTTTTTAGCTTCAGCCTGTTTCATCTCATCTTTTGACATACGCGCGTCCGCGCTTTTAAATTCTTTATAATTCTTTATATTTCTTTCTATTTCTTTATGTTGTTGCGGCCTGTTTGCGATCTGTTTGTCGTCTTTCTGTTCAGATTGTGAATTGATGCTGCTCAGATGCTGATCCAATAGTGAACGCCAATCCTGGAGTTTCGTGTAATTTACAACGCTTATTAGTGATCCGTTTCGTGTGCTCTTTACGGTTATCATTCCGCACGTTTTCAATATGGACCTTGCGCGTCGAACGTGACTTATTGTGATTCCGTTTTTCACGACATCTCTTTCAATCGATGTAATGAATGATCCTTTCCTCAGCATGAATTCCTGGCCGCTCCAGAATATATTGTGATCCTCGAATGCTGCTTCTTCCATACAATGCAGGAAATAAATCCAGATCAGCGGTTTGGATCGGAGATGATGTTTGACTGATTTTCTATGGTAGAGGATCCATCCTCTCGATGGGCCTTCCGATGGCTTATCCATTCACTTCTTCTTCCTCTTTCTCTTTGGAGTCGGAGGGTTATATTTTATTTCAGGTGCATTCCGAACTACCGTGGCATCTGTACCCGGGAGCCTTTCCAAACAGAATGGACATCGCCCCGCTAAATCTGGTCTTGCTCCCTGAATCATCTATAGATGCCGAAGGTTCTTCCCCATTCTTCTTCCATCACTTTCCTTCGTTTATCAGGCTGGAAGTCATCGCCGGATTCCTTGTATCTCTTAACTTGTCCACCCTGGGCCAGGAACCGCTGCTTCTCCCGTTCGATGTCCTCAGATGTAGGAGGCCAGTTCTTCTTCGCCCGGCGGTAGTGGGGGATAAAGATATCCCTCGGAGGTGAAAACTTGAAGATCTGCCCACGGCGTTTTTTTTTCATATCCCCTATGTGTGACTACTGCCAAAACTGACAAAACCCTGAAGCGCTCCGCCGAGAGAGGGGAAAGAGATTAGCCCTTCCCAGGTAACATGACGGTGAACTAAACCGTAGTGCCCATACTTAATTGAGGAGGTAGGCACACCTGGTGGCCCTGGCGGAGCTACTTTCCGCAAGTTAGCAACTTGCAACTTATTTTTCGCAAGTTCTAATACGGCAATTCCTGATATTGCTTCATCTTCTGGATGTATTCATAGACTCGCAACGTGCTGACTTTGTTCCCCTCGACGTAATGGTTCCAGGCCGAAACGATCAGTCCTAGTTTGACTGCTCTCTCCCCCCGCGGTTTTTCCAGCTTGAAGAACATTTTATTGAGACGGTTCCGGAGCACCAGGATGGGATCGCGATCAAACAG